TCACGCCGCTCTTCGGCCCAAGCAGCAGGCCGATATTGTCGGTGTCGGAGAACTCGACCGAGATTCGTTCACTGTCGGCGGTCGCGGCCTCGCCCCAATCGTTGCCGATGGGGTGTTTCCCGGGCGACGGGCAGGCTGGCCCCTTGGCGCACCGGCACACGCCTGGAGCGGCGACCCCGTAAAGCCTCGCGATCCGCCAGTTGAACTCGTCGGCCAGCCGAATTGCCGCCGTCACGGCGTCCATGTTGTCGTCCTCTGGGTGCGGGTTTGGAGTGGCGTGGCGTGAGCCGCCCCCGGCGCGACGCTTGGGCATCGCCGCGCCGGGGGACGGTGTCACCACGGCGTCAGCCGGCGAACTCGGCACCGGAGGCACCGCCGGCACCGACCGACTGCATCATGCGAGTCAGCGCCGCCGTGTAGGTGGCGTTGAGGCGCTGACCCTGCTCCCGCGTCAACTTGGCGATCTGCCTCGGCTTGACACGCGCGTACGGCTGGCCGGCGGCGTTCTGCTCCTTGGTGAGGGACAGCCCGATCACGCTCTGGTAGTACGGCACAGACAGCCGAACGAAGAACTCCGACAGCGGCCCAACCGACATCGCGCCGCACTGGATCAGCAGCGGCCACGCATCGGTTTCGCGCAGGATGCAGATGATGCGGCTTTCCCGCATCCGCTTCCCCTTGCCGTTGCGACCGCTGCCCCACTGCGCGTACCAGAGTTTCTGGAGCGAATAGGTCTTGTCGCCGATCCGAGCCGCCTCCAGCACCGCGGGGTCGAGGTCGCCAATCTCCTCGCTCACGCGGTGCGCGGTCATCAGATCATTCGCCACCAGCACCGGCGACTTGCCGCTCGGCTCATCGGTCGGCCACAGCGTCAGCCTGGGCGCGAAGTACACGGGGACGCCGACGATCTCTTTCGTGGAGATGTCGTTTCCGTTGACCGTGAACGACCACGTAGTCGATCCCCCGGTGGGCATCGGAACCCGCTCCAGCAGGCTGGGACTGATCGTCTCGCCAGTGGAGAGGTTTACCCGCATCGCTTCCGCCACCTCCGAACCCTCATCCAGCACAGACAGGCGGAACTCGCCATCCTGCGCCGCAGCCTTCGCAGCCGACACCAACTCACCTTCGATCGCGCGTGCCATTAGGCACCTCCTTGGTAAAAGAACACGAACCAACAACTACGCTCACGACAACAATCAGACGCTGCGGTGATACAGCCGCTTCTCGCTGTACTCGCTCACCAAACCTTCAAACGGCGTCCCTTCGGCGAACTTCTCGACGTCCTGGCCGGCGTCGCGACGCTTCTGCGCCTCCTCCAGCAGCCAGCCCTTGATGCGGCTGGTGTTCACGCTCACCGCGTCCAGATCCACCGACTTCGCGGCGGCAATGATCTTGTCGCGGTTCGCCGACACGCAGTTCACGTGCAGATCGATGCCGGCCCACCACGTTTTCCCGTGGCAACGAAACCCCTCGATCCCGGCCAATTGCTCGGCGGCGACACGCTCGAGGTTTTCAGCCTCGATGCGCAGCGCCTTCAGTTTCGCACTCATCTCTTCCATCTGCTTCCGCTTCTCGGTGACCTGGGCCAAAAGCCCCTTCAAGCCGTCGAGCGTTGCAGACTCGGTCATCGCAGCCGACATGGCATCCTCCTCGCTTGATCGATCCCAGCAAACTCCTGCAAACACACCCGCAGATCGCCAGCAGCGCGCGGCGGGACTCGCACACTGCCGTCTCCGTTCTTCTGAAAGGCCCGCACGACGGCGCGAGCGCGCACCAGCACCTTCACAAGCCCCATGTATTCCGCCTGGTCAATGACCCAGCGGTCGTCATAGTCGCGTGCGAAAATAGGCCGATCATCCGATGCGTCGTCCATGACAACCACCTCCTGTTTCAGACCCGGGCCGGCGTCGTGCCGGCCAGAGAACCAAGAACTGCCTCGACCACGTTGGCTTTCTTCCGAAGCGCCCCGTACACGGCTTCGTCCACGGTTCCGGCGGCGACGAAGTGGTAGTAGCGGACGAACGAACTCGTTTGCCCTGGCCGTCGCACCCGCGCGAGCGACTGCTGGTAGTCGCCGCCGTTGAACCCGACCGACAGGTAGGCCACGTAGCGGCATGGCCGGTCGCCGCAGCGTGTCAGGTCTATGCCGGCGCCGCCCGACTGAATCTGGACTGCCAGCATGTCGCACTCGCCGCGCTGCCACGCGTCCAGCGTGTTCTCGCGACCGCTCAACTCGGCGTGACGCCGACCGCGGCGCGCCGACATTTTTGAGAGCTCATCGAGGTCATGGCGGAATCGGCAGAAGACAGCGACCGGCTCGTCGGCTGGCAGGTCTTGCATCCAATCTTCAAGCGCGGCGATCTTCGCCGGGACAGGCTCAAGGTATCGGTCGCCGTCGTCGGTTCCGAGATAACTGCTCGTCGCCTGCTGAAGTCTAAGCAACTTGACCATGCCGTTCGCGAGGTTCACCGTGCCGCCGGCGATCTCCAACGCGACGGCCCGCTCGATCTCGCGGTACACGCGCTCGACCAACGGCGGGAGTTGCACCCGCACCGTCTCGTGCAGCGCCTCGGGGAGTTGCAGGACGTCGTCGGCCCTGACCCGATAGCAGATCCGGTCGAGCCGCCGGGAGAATTCTTCTTGATTCTTAGTGCCGGTGACCCGCGACGGGTAGATAGGGTCGGTGTGGAAGAACTGCGACAGGAATGATCGGTGGTTCGTTCCGAATACGGATGGGTCAACGAACCGAGCCTGCGCGTAGACATCCTGCGGCCCCAGCGGCATCGGCGTTCCGGTGAGCGCGAGCCTCCTGGCGGTCGGACACGCTGCTGCCAGCCTGTGCAGGGCGCGGCTGGCTCGGCTCGACGGCGACTTCGCCCTGTGCGACTCGTCGGCCACGATTGCCGCTGGGCGAGTCGATTCGTGCCGCGCCGCAGCCAAGAGCGCGGCCAGCGGCTTGTCTCGCCAGAACCAATCGTAGTTGAGGATCAGCGCCCGCCGGCCAGCGGCGCCGACCGCGGCAGTCACCGCAGCCTGCCGGCGATTTGCGTGGCCGTCGAATGCCTGGAAAACCTGCCGCCCGTCGTCCCAAGAAGCGATCTGCTTGACCCACGCGGGGCCGACAGCCACCGGGGCCACGATGACGAGGAACTGGTCGTCGGCACACGCCATCAACACGGCGCGGCTCTTGCCTGTTCCCATGTCGGCGGCGACAAGCAGATTCCGCTGCCGCTCGATCCTGCCGGCGATCTCACGCTGGTGCGGGTACGGCTCGTCCTTGAGCATGCCGGCGTCCTTGCCCGTGGTGCCGGTAGCGGCGCCGCAATCCCTCGCGGCGCCGCCCCGGCATCCTGCCTCCACGGCTTCCTGCCGTGGTAGGGGCGGTTTTATCGCTGACCCGCCTCGGTGTCTACGCTCACGACAACAATTATCGCAGCGCCGACAGGACGAGCGTGGCGAGGTCGTGGACAGCGCGTGCCAGCGTCGAGTCTGTCCCTAACTCCTGCCCAAGCCGCACCAGCACCAGCGCTCTGATCGCGGCATCGAGGTGTCGACTGATCTTCATCGGAGGCTCGGCGGGACTTCAGTGGAGATTCCCAGCGTCTCTGCCACGCCGCGCTTGCGACGGGTGACGTTGGGGGTGGCGAGATGAAACGCGACGTCCTCGCCGCAGTTTGGGGCGCGGATCGTCAGATCTACCTCGCCGGTGCCGTAGTCGATGCTGTATCCGACGCCGACGCCGGCAGGCTTCCAGAGCCGCTCGACGTCATCGAGTCGGTTGCTGTACGCGACCAGCGCAGCCTCGCTGACGGTGCTGCGTCGGCGAACGGCGGCGACGGCCCACCAGCATCCGGCGCCGGCCACGAACCCTGCTGCGAATAACACCACGCTCATCGGATCACCCTCTTTCTAGGTTTGGGATTCTTCAACGCTAACCACGGGCAGCGTCCAGTGGCAAGTGCCATTGCCCTGCCAGCGGACGCTGCGTTCCTCCTCAGTCCAGTGCCTTGCCTGAATCTCTTCGCACATGCGCTCGATCTCTTCGCGGGATGGGTCTGCGGCCCGCTCGTATGTGCCACCCCGGCTTCGCCGAGGAAGCCCCAGCAGCCGAGCGCGACGCATGACGTCATGCTGAAGCGCGCCCAACGCGGCACACATTTCCATGACCGTCATCTCGGTAGCCCACATGCTTTTCAGACTCTCGTCATCGATCTTCGATCTGATCTTCCGGTGACCACTTGTCGCGCGCTGTCCATGCGCCTGTGCCATCATGCCGCTCCTTTGCTTCGCACCCGTCCCGTGATCCTGTAGGGCCGGCACACCAGTGCCGGATCAACCCTGTTCCTCCTGCGGCCCTCAATGTGCAGGACGGTGAACCCGTCCTCGCCGTGAGCCTCGATCATCACCACCTTGCCGCGGACGGCGGCGCGGACGAACTTCATCACGCCGCGCGCCGCCATCCGCACCTTCGCCCCGTCTGGCGTTCGCCAATACGGGCCACCGCTGACGCGGAACTTGTCGCCCCTCCGCAGCACGACTCTCGGAGACACCCGCCATTCGTCGTGATAGACGGTCTTCACGCGGCACCCCCGACGATGAAGAACGGGTCGTGCGGGCAGGCGAGGGCGGCATCGCTGTGGTCGTTGCCGAGGAACCAATCGGCGACCCACGCGGGCAGCGTGTCAGACCACCGACGCGGGCGAACCCCCTCGTCAATCACGCACTCGATGACGCCGAGCAACTCGTCGTCGTCGTCGTCGCACACTTGGTAGACGACCACGAAGTCGTGATCGACCCAGCCGGGGCTGCTGGTGGCTGCGAACAGGTACAGCCGTCGCTCGACCTGCTCAAGCGTCCCCTCTGGCGAAGTGTTCTCGATCTCGGTGAAGTAGGGGTCGCCCTCCTGCGCCGGATCAAGAATGAACCATGTCCCGTCATAGATGAACCCGCTCTGCGGCCTGTCCCACATCCCGGGCTGCTGCACCGCTGCGGCGACGTCGTCCACATGCTGCCGGCCCCGCTGGAACTCCTTGAACGTCATTGGAACCCTCTCTTTCTGTCGTGTGTGTGAGGCAACAATTGAACCTAAGACCGCATCGATTCGACTAGGGCGCGCCACTCGGCGATGCATTCCGGAGTGCCGCTGTACTTGGGGTCGAAGAGGGACAGGAGCGCGTCGTCGGCCTCCAGCACTGTGACAGCGTTCTCGAGAGCCACCAGCAGGATGCTGGCCCGCGTCCGATCATCGTCCACGTTGATCATCGCAACCATCTCACGATCCTCCTGCTACGGGTTATTGGTTCCACGTCCCGGTGATGCACCACCGCTCTGCCATTGCAGCCGCGTCACCGTATGCCATCTGCATCGCAGGGGACGCATGCTGCACGATCTCGGTGGTGTCGCCACGCACCAGCGTCTGGGCGCCCGACAGCCGGTACAGCCCAGCGCCGCTGGTCCGCACCAGCATCACGCCACGGTGCATGTGTCCCTGCTGGCAGCCGAAAATCCACCCGTCGCCGGAGCGATGCTTCTCGACTCGCGGCGCGTCGGCCTCGGCGATTAAGGCACGGGCTTCGGCCAGATTAAACCGTGCCAGCACATTGGCAGAGTTCGCCCCGATCTCGACCGCCGACACGGCACGGTAGGACAGCACCGCGGCCTCGACTTCATCCGCGGTCATCGAGCCGTGGTAGCACTCGCGCACCTCGATGAACCGCAGAGCCTCACGCAGGGACGCCAGCAGACGGTCGTTCATCGGACACCTCCGTTTTCGTTCGCCTGCGCCAGCAGGTTCACCACGCCGACGAGCGTGTCGGCCTTGATCATGTTTCCGCACTGCTGATGCGTCATCACGTCATCGAACAAACGAGCCATCGCGCGGTGATACAGACCGCTCTTGATCTCCGCTGCCAGCACATCGGCCTCGTGGTCGGTGATCGCCGCGAACGGCAACGACCGGAACATCGCGGACATCGTGGAATCACTCGGCGACCTGCCGTCGATGTGGGCGGCGACCGCGTCGGCCACGAACTCCGACGAGTGCGAGTCCTCGGAGAAGGAGCAGATGAGGGCCGCGATGTCCTCGGGGTAGCACTCGCTGCTCCCATACTCGGCTGCGCCGCTGGCGTTGCCGAGGATGTACTTGCCGCCGGGGCGGGCGACGCCGAAACACATCGTGAACCCTCCCGTCTGAAGCAGGTCGGCCTCGGTGCCGAATGCCCGCAGCGCTCTGATCACAAGATCGACGCCTTGCTCTCTGGCCGCTGCGTCGCACTGGATCTGATAATCGCTCATCTTGCTCATCGTCATGCCCTCTTGGTTGGTGGTTGGGTGGAGTGGAGATTGATCACGAAACGAAGTGGGCAGACTTGATGGCGTCTGCCGTGAAGCAGTAGGTGCGACCGTCGCGCTCGCTGATCGCCAGCACCGGCTTCGCCCGCCGGGGCTTGAGTCCGACGATCTTGTAGTTGGTGCCGAGCAGCCGCACCGTCTTGAAGAGCATGTCGGCGGCGATGCCGAGCATCGGCGCGTACAACTTGAAGTCGGCGGCGTCCTTCGTGATGGCTTCGCCGCCGTCACCGACGCGGGCCACCTCCAACTTGAACGTCGCCGTGTCCTCGCAGTAGGTGCAGCGGCCCAGCGACAACTTGACGCCGTGAGCGGCCTCGACGGTCTTCATCGCGGCCTCGATGTCGCCGCGCATCTTCTTCAGCAGGTCAACCGTGATCTTCGACATGGTCATCGTCTCCCTCGTTGTGCGCTCACGCCAACAATTCGGCGTGACCGCTGGTTTCATCGGTCGAACGCTCGACCGAACGAGAGATATTCTGACGCGGTGTCAGAAAAAGGTCAAGGTCAGCGCTTTTTCGCTGAAATCGCGGAGGTTTTCCGCGGGCGCCCGGGCTTGTTGCGAGGCATTTTCTCGACCTGCGACCGCCGCACGAACGGCTTGCCGTCGATCTCGACCACCTGAACGTCGCCGCGCGAGATGAGCGCGTGCAACCACGACCGATGGATTCCGGTCAGCTCTGCCGCCGTCTTGATGCCGATCAGATCGGATGCCGGAATCACGCCGGCGTCGTCGTATGCGATCTTCATGTCCGTGGCCCTCGATCCCAAGTCTACATGTCGAGTATTCCGCCGTCCACAGCCGGCCTTCTTGGGCGGGGTCTGCTGCTGCGCCCTCGGCCTGCCCACCTTCCCTGCGGCTGCGTCTTCGCGGTAGCGGGAGGCGTCGGCCTCCGCGGCCCGCTTGCTCACGACCCACGCTCTGGAGTGGATTTTTTGACCGGCCAGGGCGCCTCGCTGGAGGAGCAGCAGAACCCAGGACTTTGAGCAGCCCATGATCTGCGTGGCCTCGGTGATCGAAATCCATTCGTCGGAACCTGTCCGCTCCACCATTTGCGAGTCCTCCAGGCAACAATTCAGCCAAGACCCGCCCCCCACTAGACCCTTCCAGTGGGGGGGCGACATATAATGGCGGGGACAGGACACGGGGGTTGTTAGCCCGTAGGGGTGGTGCCTCCAAGTCGTGTCGTGACGATTTCGCCATGCGCGCCGGATGTAGGCCGGCACGCTTGGTCGATTCGTCGCTCAATGCGTCACGACCGGATCGCATGATGCGACCGGCATTTTTGACTTGCTGGATGCGTACCGTACTAATGGGGACACCCCGTGATGGACTCCATGACGCAATTGACAGTTTTCTTTCGGGAGGTCTATCGGCCTCTGAAACTCCGAGGCAAAAGCGCTAACACAACCCGCCTCTACGAGGCGACGTTCGCGTCGATGCGACGGCTCATCGGTCGCGAGCCGACGATTGGCGACATCTCCGACGACCTGACCGTGACGCGCTACCTTGAACTGCTCTCGACAACGGTCAGCGGGCGAACGGGCCGGCGGCTGTCTCCATACACCGTGGAGAAGCAGCGGACGCAGATTTGCGCGATGGCACGATTGGCGTTCGACCGGGGCATCCTCACTGGCGCGAGGCTGGCGATTGCACCGGAGACTCTCCCAGAGAGGACGCCAGAGGCGTGGACGCACGAAGAGATGGTCAGGGTGTTCGACGCCGCCAAGTCAGCGAATGGGCGAATCGGGAAACTTCTGACCAGCGCCGTCATGCCAGCACTGATCAGTTTCATCTATGACACCGGCGAGCGCGTGACCGCATGCCTAGAGGCGCTGCGGGACGACTACCACCGACCGCACTGCCTTGTGCGCGCGGAGGCGAGGAAGGGCAAGAAGAAGGACAAACTGTTCCGCCTGTCGGACGAAACGTGCGACCTGCTCGACGCAATCGTCGTCCCGTCGTCGCCGATGCTGATCACGATCCCACCGTCTCAGCGGGCCAGAATTTGGCCGATCTTCGGCGAGATCGTGGAAGCCGCTGGGCTTGCCGGCGGGCGGTCAAGCAAATTCCACAAAATCAGGCGCACGGTCGCGAGCGCGTATGCTGCCGCTGGGCAAGACAGCAGCGCCCTGCTCGGTCATTCATCAAAAAGGATCACCGAGAGGTATTACCTAGACCCGAAGATTACGGGCGGGCCTCCTGCGCCGTGCGACGTCCTCCAGAGGCTGGGAAAGCCTCACGCAAAATAGTGATCTGCTCTTCGTGCGCCTCGGCGAGTTCGCGGAAGGCGTCGGCTTGACGCCCCATGACCTCGGTCTGCTGCCGGGACTGCTCCGAGATCGTGTCAATGAATCGCGTGTGCGACGTCACGATTGGTGAGACGACAGTCTGGTGGACGGCGATAGCCGCCTCGCGGCCCATCCACAGCACCAGCCCCAGCACGACGGCTGGGACGCCGAACTTTCCTCCGATATCCAGAATCGCGTTCGATACGACGTCGATGCTCATGGTTTCCCCCGTAGTCCGAACTGCGCAAGCCTGACCTGCCTTCGGAACGAACTATCGCCAGACCACCACCTGGCGATCAGCGCGGAGACGACCTGCTGAATGATCGCCGACAGGATGAGGGTCGCGATGATCCCGCACCCGTGCCGATCTTGGTAGGCGTCCCTGATCCGTTGCCGCATCACGCGGATCGCTGCCCTGTGCGCGTCCCTGCCGGCGGCGGGATTCTGGAGCGGGACGACAGCCGGCAGGAGTTCCACGGCCAGCCGTACCACGCGGTGGGTCGTGGTGGGAGCCAACGCCACAGCGCCGGCGCAGTCGTGGGCTATCTGCCACGTGACGTCACGCGAGGCGTCGGCAACTTCTGAATCGGAGCAGTTCATTTTGTCTGGCACTTCCCAGTTGGGCATGAAGGCTTCGCCGCTGGAGCTGCGGGGGCGGCGGCTGCTGGGGCGGCTGGCTGCTTTGGCTTCTGGCACTTGCATGCCGCGTCGCATCCGCAGGAGATCAATGCGATGCCGTCTCCGCTCCGCACTTTGCCGGTGCCGCCACACTCGCCGCAGCACTTCCTTGGTGCTGGCGATGGCGTCACCTGCTCGAGGGTAGCGAACGCCAGCCCGACGCATGCAGGCCCGACTGCGTCAGGAGGCGGCTCGGCGACGGGTGCGCACCCGGCGACGGCCACGGCAACAAAGATCAGCAGAGCGACGCGGTTCACAGTCTCCCCCTGGCGCCGAGGCTCGGCAATTTTGTGGGGCGGAACCCGCGGGCATCGGCGACGGCATACGTGCCGCCGTGACTGATGGCGGTTGCCGCGTCTTGCGGGAGAATCCAGAACATGCCGGTGGGGCAGGTGCCGTAGTCGGCACTCCATCCGCCGCGGTTCCAATTGCCCCAACTCTGGTTGACTCCGAACAGTGGCCCGCCGAATTGCTTCACGGTGTCAACTCGCGCATCGACCGCCGACCAGCACATGGCGTGCGCCCACCCGCCTGGAGTGCGCTTCGACACGCCGCGAGCGTCCCGCTGATCGCTCCACGACAACCCAGAGCAGCACGACAGCGCATGCCCAGCGGCAATCGCGTCGCGGGCCTCCTCGATTGATGTGATCCGCGTCAGCATCGCGACGTTGTGCAATTTCGCTGCGTCGATGGCGGCTCGAGGTGGGCCGGATCTGCCGTCCTGGCCGACTCGCGGATCGTAGGTGGAGACGTCAAACCCGAACTCCGGATAGTTGCGACGCAACATCATGCCGGCCCTCGCCGACACCCACTCGCCAACCGTCGCGCACGACGCGCCCTCGCCGCTGTGGCCTCGCCCCCAATACAGCCACTCAGGAGAAGTTTCGGCGATCCACGCCTCTGGCTGACCCTCGGCGAGAATCTCTGTCGCGCGCACGGCGTCGCATGCGTTCTTGAATGCGAAACTCACGCAGTCGCCACGTTTTTGCGCGACGTCATAGGCCCGGGGCGCCAGTTTCAGCACGTATGCGTAGAGCAGCGCCAACTTGCCTTCGCCGGCCCCGGCGAGTCCGCTGTCGCTCGCTGCCCAATCGGCAAACGTCTGCCTGCTGCCGAAACTTGCGTGGAGCGCCTCGGTCGCCTCCTGGTCGCGGTACGCGCCGGCGAAGCCGCGGTTGTAGAGCCGCGCGATCTCGACGGGGTCGGTCACATCGGCGCGGTCTTCCGGCCAGTGCCGCATCCCCGGCGGGAGTTTGGCGGGGCGCCCGTAATCGTCGCGGTCGAGCGGCATCGGCTACCTCGCGGCGGCGGCGGATACTTCGCGGAGGGCTGCTGCGGCCTTTGCCCGAAGCGCCGGCGTCATCACGACGTCGAGCATATCGCCTGCTGGGAAGCCAAGCGCCGACGCCACGTGGGCATCGATTGCGCTGCCAAGGCTCCCGTCCGGGGAAACCTTGCGACCGTCGAAGGCGAGGTCGAGCGACCTGCCGATTCCAGCCGCCATCACCCCAGTGCCGGCGATCAGCGTGTCGTCCCTCTCAATGGCTGTCGCAAGCGACGAGTACAGCCCAGCGATTGCTTTCCGGTCTGCGGTGCTGACCGCCGCGAAAGCCTGCGACAGACCGGCTGGGGTGTGATCGACTGCCGGGGCTGTCCGCTGCCGGCCCGGGGAAACTATTGCTACGGCAATGGCGACAGCGGCGACCGCCGCAGCGACGGCGGCGCGGCTCACGTTTTCACCTCTGGCGGCTGCTGCTTGCCATGCGCGGGATGCTCGAGGATCACGTTCAGGAGCGCCTGACAGGCGGCGACACCCTCGGGGCATCCGCCGGCCCGGAGCCGTGCGGCGAGCCGCAGCGCGTCGGCAGCGCACTCGTCCATGCACTTGTCGCCGGCAGTCCCGCGCTTGCGGGCGACGGCGACGTCATACGCGGCGTATGCCGCAGCGAAAACGGCAACGGCGATTCCTGCCACTTGCTCGATGCTCACGGCGCCTGCTCCATTGCGAAGATTCCAGCGGTCAGCTTGTCGGCCAGCCACTGCACAAGTTTTTGCGACTCCGGAGTTCGCAAGGCCGGTTCCAGCAGCGCCAGCAATTCGTCGTCCAGACTCGATGGAGTGCGGCCAGCGCCGAAGCGAAGCAGTTCCAGAATGGCGACCGCCCTAGCGTTGGGGTCGCTGTTGTTCGCGATCCGCTGAAGCAGCGGGATCAGCGGCAGGTACGAAACGAGTTGCGGAAACAGCCGCCCCAGCACTGCCGTCGTGATGTCAGGCACTGACCACGCTTCCTTTCCCAACGAGAACGATGTCATAGGTGATCGGCAGCGTTGACACGTTGCCGATTCGCAGCAGGTCGGTGGGAGTCCACCCCTGCCGCGAGAAGAGGTAGTTGTGCGACTGTTGAAAAACAGACAGCGCGTAACTTGTCGCAAGACCGTTGTCCGGAAGGCCGACGCGCAACTCCGCAACGGTCGCCCCAGCAGCCGTCAGCGCCGCGTCGGTCGTCGTGTTGGCGATGTAGACACGGTGAACCTTGGTCAACTGAACGACGCCTTCGATGGCAAGTGCTTTCAGCGGAAGCGCCGACAGGTCAATCGTCTCGATGGTGCTGGCAGCGAGTGTGCGGCTGTCCTGCCACACCATGTTCGCGGTCGAGATGTCGTCAATGATCGCCGTCTGGCGGATCTCGCCACGATCCACGATTTCGGACAGGTCGAGGGGGTCTTTCCATGCCCACGTGAGTTTCAGGTCGCTATTGGAAAGCAGCGTCGCCATGTCACGACTCCCCGGTGCCGACGCCGATCAGAACCACCTCGACAGCCGTCACGGTGCCGCCGATGGCGAGCGTCCCCGAGGCAGTCCAGCCAGGCGGCGAGTCGATGACGATCACGCCACCCGGGGGCAGCGTCAGCGACGACAGCCCGCATGCCGCCATCGTCACCGTCACGTTCCCGCTCGACGCGGCGTTCTTGATCCGCAGCGTCCTGACAGACGAGAACGAGTAGTTGCCGGCGATCCCCAGAATCGACCTCGGCAGCGCAGACAGCGACAGCGTCGCAGCGGAGTTCAGCGTGTCGTGCCAAATTATGTTCGCCTGACCGCTGCCGGTGCCGTACACCTTCGACGCGGTGTGCGTCAGCAGTTGCGTGTCTGTCGTGGTGGCGAGGCTGTCGGAACTTGCGGCAGTCCACCGCAGGGTCGCCGACAGGCTGCTGGTAAATTGCGAGATGCTCATACCAATCGCAGTTCCCATGCCCGCATCGCGGACTCGACAGAGCAGCCGAGACGGCGGGCGAGACGTTCAAAAAACGCCCGCCTCGGCGCCTTCGCAGCCGTAGTCCTGCCCGCTGTTTGGACTCGCGGCGCCACCCGCCGACGCCGCTGGTCAGGTGGTCGCGAGATCATGCCGCCAGACTACACGCGGCAGCAGCCGCCAATGGCACGATATTGGCGTCCAAGTAGCCGCGAAACCTCTTCCGCGAGGGTCTGCAACGTGCCGTCGTTGTGAATGACGGCGTCGATGGCAGTCGCCGATATCCCGGCCTCGGACGAGTGCGCGGCAGCGCCTGCTTCGATGATCGGCGCAGACTGCCGGCACACCTGCCAGACCTGCGCCATTCCCGTCGCCCACTCTCGCAGCGCCGAAGCCTCGTTGTCGAATCGCACATCAGTGACGACTGCCCCCGGTGACCCCGACTCGCGGAGTTCGTCCAGGCGGCGTAACGCGAGCCGCACCCACAGGTCGTCGGCGATCATCTGCCTGCCCCACTCTGTGCCGAGGGTCTGGAGCGCTCTGCGCGGGGAGACACCTCCGAACCACGGGATCGGCAGTTCCTTGGTGGCTCGGTTCTTCAGCGTCTCGACGGGAATGCCGCACATCGCCGACAGCCCGCTGTAGATCGGGTCGGCAAACGCCATCTCGGAGAACCCGTGCCTCCGCACCAGGGCGGTCGCCACGGCGTTCTTCCCGGCCCCGGCCCGCCCGCACAGCCCGATGACGATCATGCCAGCAGCCTCCAGCGGATGTATTCCCGGGTGTCGTCAGTGATGTCCTCGAGCGTGCCGGCATCCAACACGCGAAGCCCAAGCCGCACGGCCAGGGCGACCTCCACGACGGCCCCGAGGCTCGACAGCCAGCCGTCCAGCACTGCCACGCCGTCGCAGGCACAGACAGCCGCGAGGTCGCGCGTCAGCGCCGACCGCAGGAAGTCCTTGGTGACGGCGCTCTCCGACGACGGGTCAAATCCGACCTCGCGGTCGAGGTCTGCTGGGCTGACAACCACGTACCCGCATCCACGAAGGAACTCTGCCGCCGCATCGAACGCGCGGAAGTTCCACCCGGGCATGCCTGTCATCGGGCCTGCTATGTAGACCTTCACCGTCTGGCCTCCTCGCAGAATATGGGCATAGCCTTGGTGACGCCGCGCTCGCTATCGATCAGCACCAGCGACTGCACCGGGGGCTGGTATTCGGCGCGGATGAAATTGGCGAATGCGTTCCATCCGATGAGGCTTCCGTTTGATACGTAGCGCCCGTAGCTCCAACTGAATTGGTGGTGATGCCCAAACACATCCAGGCCGGCGGTGTCCATCCTGTTCCACTGCGCGATCGCTTTGTTCGCCGAAATCGAGACGCCGCCGATGCCGCCGTTGCTCTTGATTGCCTCGCCGTGATGCAGGCGAACCTTGAACCCGTCGAGGTCGAGCCAGTTGTGGTAGCCGCTGCCGACGCGGTACTCGACGTTCTTCCGGCGGTTCGCCGCCTGCATCGTCAGGTAGAGGTTGTGTTCGTAGGAGAACAGCGTGTTGATCGTTGGCTTCTTGGTCGTCCTGCCGTGGTTGCCGACGCACGTAGCCACGATCACATCTCGGTAGGAGTCTGCCACGGTGTCGATTACCCCAGACAACAATTCGCCCGCCAGGCGTGTGGCCGGCAGGGGATCGAGCAGTCTCGGTGTGTCTTCGTGCAGCGCGCCGGTGATGAAGTCGCCCAGCGCCGCCACGACGACGCGGTCGATGGGAGCCAGACGGCGTTCGTGGTCGAGCATCATCATCGCGCGACGAGTCATCTCCGCGACCCGCCTCTCGCAGACTTCAAGCGTGTAGTGGTTCCTGCCGGCGACGGTGTCGGCGTCAACGAATTCCTCAACGTGCCAATCGGACAGCACTAGGATCGCCGTCAGCGGCGACGCCTTGCCTTTGCGCCGGCTACCGGGCGGGCGGCGGCTGGAGATCCCCGAAAGCCCCGCGAGCGCTTCGGCCCGCTGGTCTGCTGCCGCCAGCGAATCCAGCGCCGCCTTATATTTGCCGCGCAACGACGAAACCTCGGCGCGCAGCCGCGCAATCTCCGCGTCTGCGGCAACGCGGGATGCGTCACCGGCGGCGGCAAGGATGCTCGCCCTCAGTTCTTTTCTTTTAGCCAACGTGAAAGCGTCCTTATGCTGACCTTGGTGTCGAGCAGGCCCGAGATTGATCGAGCCAGGGCGGCGGCTGTGTGAGGCAACTTCCCGTCGTGATACTCGCCACGCAGTTCGACTAGCGTCGCGGCCTGCTCCGCGGGGAGCCTCGCGAGCCACGTTCCGATACGCGGAGCCTCCGCGCTCGCCGCATCAAGGATCGCCCGCTTCAGTCCTCCAGAGCCTCCTCGACTTCCTCCCGCAGCAGACGCAGGATCGCGGTCAGCTCCGACGCGAACGCCGTCACCTCGGTTTCGCACAGCGCCCACCACCTCGCGTGAATCAGTTCGTGGATTAAAACGTCGAGCCACAGTAGCCCCTTCGCTGATCGTGAAATCCGAATCCGCCGGTTCCTGCCGCTCGGGTTTGAGCAATCCCCCCAGCGATCCGCCGGGAGTTTCACGCCAACCTCGAGCGTCCACTTGCGCCCGCCAATCGATATTCGGTGTCGTCGTGGCGCGGCCATTTGCACATGGTCGCCCACAGGCAGGGCAGTCTGTCAACGCTCTTTCCAAGGGTGCTGGTCTGCCTCTAAAGAACCTTTTTGCTAGGGGTTTCGGCCTTTTGGTTCATCGGAATCGCGACCTATCCCGAGCAGCCTGCCAACGGCGTTGAGTTGCTCCTGCCTTTTGGGGCAGTCACAGTCACGCCCAAGAAGTGATGACACCCTCTCTTTTGTGATGCCGATTGACGCAAGCCCGTCCGCAAACATGTCACCCAATCCCCGCAGGTGCTTCACCCGTGCGCGAACTGATTCCGGGTCGGTACTCACGGCACAACTCGCAGTTGAAACTGAAAATCTGCGCAGCCTGAAAGCCCAAGACTGCCCGAGTGGCTCATCAACGTCAGGTCGTCCCGGCGAACAAGCGGAAAGCCGCTTGAGTCGCACCTGCGGACTATGCCAGACCACACGCAGAATCCCTCTACGGGCGGGCTGATCGTAGTGGAACCAGGCGCCGGAATCCTTGTGCGAATGTCGAGCGTGAAATCCACAAGCCACTCGCCACGGTTTAGCCCATATGCGGAACCGCACCAGATAGTCGCAGAACCGACGATGCTGCTGCCAGTGCCTCCCGCGCGGTTGAGGTCGCTGACGTTTATGCCGTTGGCAATTCCGTAGTTAGCATAGGGCAGGAAGCCAAGCGTCAGGTCATATCCGGAAACACCAGACACGCACGACATCGTGGACGTTGTGCCTGAATATGCCACCCCAGACTGGGTGACTATCGACCAATCGATGACCACGTTTTGGCATTCACGGCAATCGCATTTACTGCAACATGACGAGCATGGAAGCAAAACCATTTCAGCACTCCGCTGAAATCAAATACCACGTGCCGTTCGCCCTCCCCACCATCACCCACTTCCCCGTGGCGACGTCGGAAAACTTATTCCACGCATCTACGGTCTTCCCAGTTACGGGGGTTTCGCTGCCTGGCGCGCCTTCGTAGACCGTCAGCGTCTGGCTGGACGATTTTGACCACGCGGACGATGTTTTGCTTAGATGGTGCGACGGCTCGCCCTGGCCCCCGAGGCGAATCATTGCCCACTTGTTGGACCCCACGCCAGACTCCTTCCACAGAATGACGGCGGGGCCAGACTCGGCGCTTTTCAGTTCACCCGCAGTGGCCGACAGCGCCGCATATTCGTGGTCGTTGTCGGTCACATTGATTTTTGCCGGGATCGCGCCGCCAACGGCGACCCTGCCTATAGCCCCGGCAGGGATTGGGTCTACCGCGATGCCGAACGCAGGGTTGTCCTCTTCCTGCGGGGCCGCGATGAGAACCGGGAACGACGCGAACGAACTTACAGCCGATGGGCCGGCTGTCGGATCTGTGGCGACTCCTCCGAACATTGCAGCGCCGAACATCGGTATTTCGCTGCTGGTGCCGTTCTGTAGCCAGATCACGTTCCTGGCTCGCTGCACCTCTGGGCTGACGTCTTTGGTCGATAGCAGGTCACGCTCGACGCGGCTCGAGTTGCGAACGAGCTGATTCCAGATGCGAACCGGGATCTTTTTGTCGCGCGTTGTCGCGTGGCCGGATGCGTCCATTAGTTCCCCGGCAGTTTCAGCGTTTTGAAGTCGCCCTCTTCGTACACCTTGTTGATGTAGACGCCGGTGGCCTTCTTGAGGTGGGTGTTGTCGCGGACGTCATCCTCGTATTGCACCCACATGTACTCCCACCCACCCTTTGTGAACACGAAGACGTTGCCGACCGTGAACCCGTTGCGTCTTGGCTTGTAGGCAAACCGATACGAGAGTTGCACCACCGACGCCTCTGAGTAGAGCGCCTGGTTGGGGTTGTATTTCTGCGAACCAGTGCATCCGAGAAACAAGACGTCGCCCGTGCCGAATCCCCGGAAGGCTGCGTTGTTCGTCTTGCCTGTCAAGTCCGCGACCGCGTTCACGTAGTCCTGTTTCAGGTTGCCGCCCGGGATCTCGTAATCCTCGCTCCATTCAAACGTCGGCACGACGATGTCGCAGCCCTCGACGCTGTCGCCGTTGACGCGAATGGCTTTCTGCATCGCCGGCCCGTTGCCGTAGCGGTCCTCATCCAGCGCCTCGGTGATGTGCGTTGTTCCGCCGGTGGTGTCGAACGAGACGCCAATCGACACGCCGATGTTTTGGTTGTCTCGGTTCTCTGCCTGCTGCCCGCCGCCAGACGTCACATAGGTGGCCTCGACCTCCCAGTAGCCGTTGCCGAGATGCTTCGCCGTGTAGCCGTCATAGTTGAACCAATAGTCCCCGAACTTCCCCGGGATGGCGCCGAATTCGCCGTCGAGTTTCTGCGAAAAACTCGCATGCGCCGCGGTGGCGTCCTGGCCGGCATACACCAACCAGCACTTCTTGTAGGTGGACTGCTCCGACGAGCCTGCTCGGCGAATGCTCGCCTCCTCGGAGTCCGACCGCAGATACCACGTATTCATCGCCGTCATACGAACACACCCCCGCGGCGAACCAGATCAACGAGTTCCCTGCCGTTTTTGGCGCCCTCTTCCGCGGCCTTCAATTGCCGCTCGGCGAGGTTTGGCGAGTACCCGATTCGGTCGAACGCGCTCGACATGAACCCGCCGATGCTGTCGATTTCCCGAGCCTTCTGCTGGGCCAGTTCGCCGCCGGCGCCAGCGGCCCGCTCCCGCATGCGCTGCTCTTCGGCCATTCTGCGACGCTGGTCGTCGATCTTGTCTCGGAGTCCCCAAAACTCAAGTTTATCGACGGCAGCGACCAGTTTTGCAGCAGCGTCCTCGTACTCCGCTGCGCCGCGCTCGTCGCCGGCACGACGCATCCGAGCGGCCTCCTCTCGCATGATCGAGGCGCTTCGCGCCCGCTTCTTGTCGTCTGCAATCTGTGCGGCTGCGGCCTCCTGGTCGGTCATCCCTCCAGTGATTGTCGGCTCGACTCCCCACGTGCGGTCGAGGGAGAGGCTTTTCGCAGCCGCCGTCTTGAGTTCCTGCCAGAGCGCCTCGATTTCGGCAGGCTTGGCGGCTGCGGCAATGCGGCCTTCAAACTCCTTGATGTCACGCGCGCCACGCGCTCTATCGGCCGCGCCGGCGGCGGCGGCGGCAGCGCGGTCTGCGTCGGCCCGCCTTTTCGTCGCGTTTGCGGCCCGCTCATCCTCGATTGCCTTCATCTTGTCGGCGCTCGCGGCGTATAAAGCCGCCACCTTCCGCGCCACCTCCGCTTTCCGCGCATCCTCGGTCTGAATGCCGAGTTGCTTGAACCTAGCCGTCACCATGTCCACGGCATCGGCGATCACGCCTGCCTGCTTCGGGGACGGCGGGGCGGCGTTGCCCCGTTCGTCAACCATCCCAATGCTGCCCCTAGCGCGAGCAAGTTCCTCGGGGCTTCCGGAGTCGAGGATATCCAAGATTTTATCGGCGAAAGATCCGTCACCGCGGCGGAAATTTTTAGTTTCATCCGGGTGGGCGGCAGCATGCGCACGCATGCGGATCTCCCGCTCCTGCACTCCCTCTGCGGCGCGAACCGCTGCGAGCTGAATTGGTTTTGCGACGTGCCTGTCCCAAGCGCTGCCGAGGACCACGAACATTGAGGCAATCGCCGTCGTTGCTTCGTGCCACGCGCGGACGATGTCGCCGGCTGACAACGCGCTGAAGATTCTGTTCCCGGCATGCTCGGCGATGCGCCCGAGGTAATCGAAGCTCCAACTGGCCGAATTCATTGCCCCAGACAGGCTGGACACGAGACTGTCGCCGATGTCTGCCATGACAGCGGCGACCGGCTCGGCAAGCGACTTGATTGACGCGAAGACGTTTCCGCCAACGCGCACCGCCTCCCAGAAAACAGTCTTAAACTTTTCGGCTATGTCTCGGAACAGGAACATCATGTCGTCGCCGAGCGGCCCAACGACAACCATCACCTGCGAGAACGCCGCCTTCGCCGAAAGAACGAAGACGTCCCACGCGAGCGACAGGTCGCCGGCGTTTATGGCGTCCACGACACCCCTCCAGCCGGCTGCGGCAATTCCTCGCAACTCAACGAACGCTTGCTTCCCCCTAACGGCAAGACCCTGCCACACGCGGGAAACGCCAGACCCGATCGCGCCGAACAACGCCCCGACGCCGTCCGCGGATTTCCGCAGCAGCGCCATGCCGACAGCCACTCCCACGACGGCGGCACCAAGACTCAGGAGCGCCACTTCGCCGGTTCCGATACTCAGCGCTCCGAGGGCAACGGTAATCGCACGCACTGCCGCAAACGCCCCACGACCAAGCCCAGCGATCATAAACCCGGCGCCCCTGGCAACGTACATGAGCGACCCAGCAGCACTGTAAGCCACACTGCCGAGCAGTTCGACGGCCCGAACGACGCCAGTGATCGGCGAAATCGCCGCGCGGCCTAGTTTTACGAAGCCCTCAAATGAGAACGCAGCGAGTTGTAGTGTGATTCCAGCGGCAAAAAAGGCCACGCCGCTCGCGGTGAGCGCCGCTGCGAACTTTGCAACTGCAACGACAGCCCCGGCGTTCGCCTTAATGAAAGGCCCGAGCGCTGTGGTGAAGTTGGCAAGGGTTTCAAACGCATCGCGGAGCGTGCCGTCCAGCACCTCGCCGATTGCGTATGACATGTCGACAAGACCGTTCCGCATCTTGTCGAAACTGACCATGAATGCCTTGCTCATCTCGCCAGCCTTCGCCTTGCTGGCCCCCATCGATGCGTCGGCCTGCCTGTTCAGCTCGATCCACGCCTCGACGTTTTGCAGGAGCGCAGAGGCGCCTCGCATGCCGCGGACGTCGAACATGTCGTTGAGAAACTGAAGGCGCTCCGGCCCCGGCATGTTCTTCACGTGGTCGCGAAGTTTGTTCAGAATTTGATCGAACGGCAGGAACTCGCCGGCGGCGTCCCGCAGGTTTCCGATTGCGCCCTCGACCTTGTCGAGGTTCTTCACCGTCTGGAGGAGCATCTGGTTGAGCGCCGTGCCTGCGGTCGAGCCGGGGAGGCCGCTCTGCTGAAGGAACGCGAT